GACCTTGCTGTCGGCACCGCTTGCATGATGGTGCAGCCTGGCGATGACGTAAGTCCTATTAACTTTATTCCCGTGCCGTTGTTCTTGGTTACATACGAAGAGGGGGCCAATGGCCAGGTAGACAATGTCTACCGCAAGATCAGAATGAAGGGCGAGACTATCGAGCGACAGTGGCCAGATGCAAAGTTGTCTGCTGAAATAAGCCGCCGTATTGAGCAGAAGCCAGAAAACGACGTTGAGCTGCTTGAGGCTACAATTTACGACCACCAGCGTGGCGACTACTGCTACCACGTTATTGACAATGTGTCTAAAGAAGAGATCGTCTACCGACGCCAGACATACAGCCCGTGGGTTATTAGCCGCTACATGAAAGTGGCCGGAGAAATCTATGGTCGCGGTCCGCTAATGACAGCGCTTCCAGACATTAAAACCCTAAACAAAACAATTGAGCTGTTGCTTAAAAACGCTAGTTTGGCTGTTGCTGGTGTCTACACCGCAGCCGATGACGGGGTCTTGAATCCAAACACCGTAAGGATTGTACCCGGAGCGATTATCCCAGTAGCCCGCAACGGTGGGCCACAAGGCCCTGCGCTGCAAGCGCTTCCGCGCTCTGGAGATTTCAACATCACGCAATTGGTAATCAATGATATGCGCGCGTCGGTAAAACGATACCTGCTTGATGAATCGTTGCCGCCAGAGAATATGAGCGCTCGCTCTGCTACAGAGATTATCGAGCGCATGAAAGAGCTCTCTCAAAACCTGGGCTCCGCCTTTGGCCGTTTGATCAATGAGACAATGATTCCGCTGGTGTCTAAGATTCTCCAGGTTATGGACGAGCGTGGAACAATTGATCTGCCATTGCAGGTCAACGGGTTGGAGGTCAAAGTCTCCGCCGTATCACCCCTAGCAAACGCCCAGGCGATGGACGAGATCAACGCCGCGATTCAATTCTCTCAGCTAGTTAAGGAGCTTGGACCGGAAGGCGCCACCGCTGTTAAGTACGGCGAAATGATCGACTACCTGGGAGACAAGCTAGGCGTTCCGCAGTCACTGCGCAATGACCCAGCCGAGCGTGCATTTATGATCCAGCAACAGCAAGATCAGCAGGCCTTGGCCATGCAAGCGCAGATGGCTATGCAGCAATCTGGACAGGCTATGCCACCACCACCTGGGGTCGCATAATGGCTGGCTGGGATGACTTAGAGGAGCCGGAGGCCCCAGTTAACCATGATGTTAGCCAACAACGCGAAGACACAGCCAGACTATGCCTACGCGTATTTGGCGGCGGCGACGGCAAGAAGATTCTTGAGTGGCTGCATAGCGTCTATGTAGATGTGCCAATCGCCGTGCCAGGCACAGACCCGTCTCACGCATTTTTTGCTGAAGGGCAAAGAAACGTGATTCGTGATATCGAGGCGCGGATTAACCAAGCAAGGAAGATATGAGCGACACAAACGACCAACCCGTAGAAAGCGGCCTATTGGACAACGTGACCGTTAAAGACGAAAACACACAAGCCCAAGACAGCCCCCAAAAGTCTGAGATCACCCATCAAGCGGCAGACAATACAGAGCCCGGGAAAATACCAGGCGCTCCAGTTGACCGTCCAGAGTGGCTGCCAGAAAATTTCTGGAACGCCGAGGACGGCCAAGCCAACTATGAGGGCATGGCCAAGAGCTGGGCCGATATGCGCAAGATGGTGAGCCAGGGCGCACACAAAGCGCCGCCCGATGGCAAATACGACACGAGTGTTTTTAAAACAGAGAACATTGGGGAGGACCCGCTGGCGTCCGCTTACCTTGGCTGGGCGCAAAAGTACGGCGTCAGCCAGGCCGCCTTTAACGAGATGGCCTCTCAATTCCAAGACATATCACAGCAAATGGCGCCCCCTCCAATGGACGCCGCCGCCGAGATGAAGAAGTTGGGGCCTAACGCCCAGGCTGTTGTTAACAGCATGGCGGACTGGGGTCGGAGCTTTGTCAACAAAGGCGTGTGGTCGAACGAAGATTTCGAAGAGTACAAGATTATGGGTGGGACCGCCAAGGGGTTAAATGCCCTGCAGAAAATGCGCTCTGCCTATGAGGGCCGGATTCCGACGCAGTCTATCCCGGTAGATGGGGCTCCAAGTAAAGATGAGCTTTACGAGATGGTGGGGGACCCCAGGTACCAGACCGATAAGGCATACCGATCAAAGGTCGAAAAAGCATTTGCTCAATTCGCAAACTAAAACAGGGAAGGCGACTCCAATGAGAGAACTACCAGTGCGTAATATGCGTAAGGCAAAAAATAAGAAACCGCCTAAAAAGTAATTTCTCCTAGCGAAGCTCTGCAGGCTTTGCTTTTCCCCGTTTCGGCGGGGCTTTTTTTACCCTATTGTGATTTATTCAAATTAGATTACAATTATTTACAAGGCCTACCGCGCAAGCGACCCTGACCGCAGTGAGATGCTGACGATTGGCTACCGTAAGTAGCAAGCAATCGGCCCAGTTTACTGGCTCACCGGCGCGATAATCCTGATCAACAACCGAATGAGGTAAACAAAATGAGCGTGTCTTTATCAAACGCCTTTGTAACACTGTTCGACGCAGAGGTTAAGCAAGCCTACCAAGGCAAAGCCCAATTGGTGGGTGCTGTCCGCGCGCGTCGTGGTGTCGAAGGTTCAACTGTTAAGTTCCCAAAAGTGGGCCGTGGCGTAGCTACTCCCCGTATTGCACAAACTGATGTAACACCACTTAACGTCGGCTTCTCGCAAGTCACGTTGACATTGACAGACTGGAACGCCGCTGAATACAGCGACATCTTCAGCCAAGCCAAAGTCAACTTTGACGAGCGTCAAGAGCTGGTTCAAGTAGTCGCTACCGCAATGGGCCGTCGTCAAGATCAAATGATCCTAGACGCACTCGCTGCATCTGGCACATCGTTGACCGTGGCTAACAGTATCGGTGGCTCTGCTACCAATATGAACGTTGCCAAGCTCCGTGAGTCCAAGCGACTAATGGATGCTTCAAACGTACCCATGGACAATCGTCACATTATCTTGCACGCAAATGGCTTGGCCTCTTTGTTGTCTGAGACTGCTGTAACTTCTTCTGACTTCAACTCTGTAAAAGCGTTGGTTCAGGGTGAAGTCAACACATTCTTGGGCTTCCAGTTCCACACCATCGGCGACCGCACAGAGGGTGGCTTGGCAATCGACGGTTCTAGCGACCGTACTTGCTTTGCTTTCCACCGTGACGCCATTGGCTACGGCGAAGGCCTCGGTATGCGTACCGAGATTAACTACATTGCAGAGAAGACCAGCTGGTTGGTTAACGAAGTGTTTAGTGCCGGGGCAGTAGCCATCGACGCTGAAGGTGTCGTTTCCATTACCTGCCGCGAATCTTAATCTTTAAGGAGCAAAGAATCATGGCTTTTTCAACTACTGGATTAACATCTGTAGCGGCATCAAAGCGCGGTAACGCGCCGAGTATTTACGCATACAAGACTGCTGACGCAATGGCTGATGTGAACACAGCGGGTTACTTCAATTACCTGTCTGACACATTGGAAGTCGGCGACTTGATCTACTGCGTAACCAGCACTGGCTCTACTGCAGTGGCTACATTGGCCTACGTCTTATCTAACGCATCTGGCGTTGTGGACGTATCCGATGGCACTGTGTTGGCCAACACCGACACCGACTAATTTTTAGTCGAGTGAACAGGGCGGCCTCTAGTTTTCTAGGGCTGCCCTTTCTTGCATAAGAGGTTTATATGGCTTCAGGTGACACTGGCGTAACTGTTTGTTCCGACGCTTTGCTCATGCTCGGAGCAAAAGCAATTAGCAGCTTTAACGAGGGGACCGACGAATCTAGTATTTGCGACCGGCTTTACCCCGATGTTCGAGACTCTTCCCTGGTAATGTACCCGTGGAGCTTCAACACAAAAAAAGTGCAGCTGGCCCAGTTATTAACCGCGCCAACATCTGTTTGGAAGTACGCATACCAGCTGCCAGGCGACAAGCTCGCCAACCCTCGAGCTGTTTATAACAGTAGCTCAGTAGGGGCCCCGGTCCAAAAAGAGTGGGAAATTCAGGGCGACCAGCTACTGACTAACTTAACAGCTGTTTATATAGACTATCAATATGGCATTGCAGAGTTTGCGATGCCTCAATACTTTATCCAATTTTTAAAGTACATGGTTGCTTGGCACGTTGCCGAGCCGATTACCGAACAGCGCGAGAAGGCCATATACTGGCAGCAAATTGCGGTAGGCGTGACTGCCCAAAATGGTCGGGGAGGATATTTCCGAACAGCAGCAAACATTGATGGCCAAAGCCAGCCGTCTCGCGTAATTGAAGATTACAGCTTAATTGCTGTACGGGGTTAAGATGCCGCGTTTTGTAGATATTCAAACCAACTTTAGCGCTGGTGAGCTTGACCCTCTTTTGCGCGCTAGGGTCGATTTATCGCAATACAACAACGCCTTAGCCAAAGCCACTAACGTAGTCATCCAGCCCCAGGGCGGGCTGCGTCGCCGTCCCGGTTTAAAGTATATCGGCACGCTACCAAACAGCGGCGCAGAAAGCGCTGGCAACGGTATGCGTTTGGTGCCGTTTGAGTTCTCTGTCGCAGACAGTTATATGCTGTGTTTTACACACAACCGGATGCACGTTTTTAAAGACGGAGTTCAGATTACAGACATCAACGGGACCGGCAACCCATACTTAGTTACATCGGTTACGTCGGCCATGGTTGATGATATGTGCTGGACCCAGTCCGCAGACACAATGATTATTGTGCATCCAGACCTGGCACCGGTTAAGCTCGTGCGCGGCGCTACAGATGCAAGCTGGACAGTTACAAATTTAACTTTTGACAGTATCCCTAAATACCCGTTTAACCTAGAAGTTATAGAGCCCACCGCAGCCATAACTCCGTCGGCGGTTAGCGGTAATATAACCTTGACGGCGTCTGCGTACACATCAGACACGGGTAACATCCAGGCCGCCACAACTACATCGGTCACTCTCAAGGCCGCTGCTAATTCAACTACTAATATTTTTAAGGGCCTGTATGTGCATATGACGTCGGGCGCACAGTCTGACAAGTCTCGCAAAATAACAGCCTACAACGGCACAACAAAAGTGGCTACTGTGTTTCCGGCTTGGGACACCGCGCCTGTGTCTCCCGACTCATACAGGATTGTGCCGTTTGCGCTGGAAAGTGTTAACCAGTACATCAACGCCTCCCCGCAGGGCCGGGCAAGAATTCTAGAGTTTGTAAGCGACACCGAAGTGCGGGTTATTACTGAGTATCCATTTTTTGATACTACTGCTAGGACTGTTGGCAACTGGTCTATTGAAAGTCAGTACGAAAATGTGTGGTCATCAGAGAGAGGCTGGCCGCGCACTGTTGTATTCCATGAGGGCCGCTTGTATTTTGGCGGGTCTAAGGCTCGCCCATCTACGATCTGGGGCAGCAAGATTGGCATTTTCTACGACTTCGTGCCGACCGAATCTTTGGACGACGACGCCGTCGAAGCGACGCTAGACACCAGTCAGCTCAACATTATTGTTGACATGATCTCTGGTCGAGACTTGCAGGTGTTTACTACCGGCGGTGAGTTCTATGTGCCGCAGTCCGGCACCGACCCTATTACGCCATTGGCTCTTAACTTTAAGAACGTTTCCCGGAATGGCAGCAAGCTGGGCACACGGGTTCAGTCACTTGAAAGCGGTACCGTCTACATTCAGCGCGAAGGGAAATCACTTAATGAGTTCTTGTTCTCAGACTCTCAGCTGACATACGTCACGCAGCGAATATCTTTGATGGCTGGGCACTTGCTTAAGTCCCCTACCAGAATGGCTCTGCGACGCGCAACCAGTACGGATGAAGGCGACTTGCTGTTGATGAACAACGACAACGACGGCAGCATGGCCGTGTTCTCTGTCATGCGCAGTCAGCAAATAACAGCCCCAAGCGAGTTTATTACAGATGGCAGTTTTCTGGATGTGCAGGTTGATGTGACAGAAATTTACGCCGTAGTCAAACGAACCTTTGACGAAATCGATTCTTACTTTGTTGAGCTCTTTAACTACGACCTACACACAGACTGCGGATTTGTCGGTGGAGTAGCAAGTGGCGCAACCAGTCTGCCGCAAGAAGGCGCGTCATTAAACGTTATTTGCGACGGCGTTCCGCAGAACAATGAGACAGTCAGCGGCGGGGCCGTTACATTTGACAGGCCAAGCACTGTCAGCTACGAAGTTGGCTTACCGTTCAATGTCTACGTTAAGACCATGCCCGTTGAGATGCAGCTGCAAAGCGGCACGCGCATGGGCTTTAAGAAGCGAGTGGTTGAGATCAACGCAATAGTCAATGACACGCAGCACTTGCAAATCAACTCTAACGAGCTGCCATTTCGTAAGTTTGGCAGCAACATTTTGAATGAGCCCGTTCCGTCGTTCACCGGTATTAAGCGCGTGAACGGAGTGCTCGGATATAGCCGCGAGCAATTTGTTGAAATCAGCCAGGTTCTGCCTCTTAAAATGACGTTGCTTGGGTTGGAATACAAAGTCGCTGTGAGCGGCGGGAGGTAACACAATGGCTACTGCAACTAATAACTTCACGTGGACCGGGGCGCTTAATGCAGTTAAAACGGTAGGGGACGCTATTGGTCAGGTCGGCTCCGCAATTACGTCTGGCATTAACGCAACGTCTAGCATAACCGGGCTGCTGTACGCAGACGCCGCAGCATCACGCCAAGAGGCCGCCGCTTATTATGAGCAGGGACTGTATCAAGTCCAGGCCGCCGACACGTTGCGTCTTGCCCAGATTCGCGCTGATCAAGACCGCAAATACGCGTCGATCCAAGCCGGTCGGAAATTGCAGGCGGCGCAGCAAACCACGCTGAACTATGTCAT